TGGATGAAACTTGGTCATGTAGGAAGTTATGTATTTGATGGATCAATGGTTGAACTTGGAAGAATTGATCAGGCAAACCCAGTGGCAGTAGAAAACATGAAAGAATCAATGGTACTGAGAGAAAACAGAAGAATTAGAAGAGAAAATCGTCAAGCAACTGCTGAAATAGAACAAGTTCAGAAAAAAACTTTGAATAGATCAGAAAGAAGAAAGGCATTGAAAAATAAAAAAAAATGATGTATAATAATATTTTTAACATTTAATGGAGATTTGTCATGAATTTGAGTGAACAAACTATATCTATTTTGAAAAATTTTTCTCATATCAATAGCGGACTTTATTTTCAGGAAGGTCAAAAAATAAAGACTGTCGCTCCTTCAAAAGCTATTCTTGCTGAAGCTATTATTACTGAAGATATACCCACAAATTTTGGTATTTATGATTTGAATAGATTATTAGGTACGGTTTCATTGTTTGAAAAACCTGAAATTGAATTTGCCGATAGACAGTTAATTTTAAAGGAATCGAATAAGAAAAAATCTTGTAAATATTCTTATTGTGATGCTTCTCTAGTAGTTCGTCCTCCAGAAGGTAAGGAAGTTAAACTTCCTACTGAAGAAGTTACTTTCGTCTTATCAGAATCAGTATACAATGAATCTGTAAAAGCTGCTGCTATTTTGCAGTATCCTGAAATTGCAGTTGTAGGAAATGGTAAAGTCATGGAGATTGCTATACTTGATTCTAAAAATCAAATGTCCGATGAATTTTCACACGAAGTTGGTGAAACTCCGTTTAATTTTAAATTTATTTTTAAGGTTGAAAACTTTAGTAAATTGATGTCTAAAGAGTATAATGTTGCTCTTTCTTCTAGAGGACTTTCACGTTTTAATAGTTCCGATGATATTTTGACTTATTTTATCGCCCTAGAACCTACATCTACATATGAGAACTAAATATGCTTCATGAATCTTTTCTTTGGGTAGAAAAATATCGACCAAAAAAGATTTCAGATTGTGTATTACCACAATACACTAAAGAAATTTTTCATAAAATTGTTCAAGATGGTCGTATTCCGAATATGATTCTTGCCGGTGGTCCTGGCATGGGTAAAACTACGGTTGCTAAAGCACTTTGTAGTGAAATAGGATGTGATTGGCTTATGATTAATGGTTCTGAAGAATCTGGTATTGATGTACTCAGAACTAAAATTCGTGGTTATGCTTCTACCGTTAGTTTTGATGGAGGTAGAAAAGTAGTTATTTTAGATGAGGCAGATTACTTGAATCCTCAATCTACTCAGCCTGCTTTGAGGTCTTTTATTGAAGAATTTGAAAAGCATTGTTCTTTTATCATGACTTGTAATTATGTCAATCGTATTATTCAACCTTTGCATTCTCGTTGTCAAGTGGTTGAATTTAAGATAAATAAAGAAGAGAAGGTTCAAGTAGGTGCACAATTTGGTAAACGTCTTTATTCTATCTTGGAAAAAGAAAACGTTGAATATGATAAGAAAGTTGTCGCTGAAATATTATTTAAGCATTTTCCAGATTATCGCCGTGTACTAAATGAACTTCAGAAATATTCAACTTATGGTAAAATAGATACAGGTATTCTCTCTCAAGTAACGGAAATTAATTTAAAAGAATTGATGGGTGCTATGAAAGAAAATGGGTTGCTGAAAATATAGATAACGATCCTCAAAAAATTTACCGAAAGTTGTATGATGTTGCCTCAGATTATATCGAACCAGCATCTATTCCTCAACTAGTATTAATATTGGCAGATTATCAATATAAATCAGCATTCGCACCTGATCAAGAATTAAATTTGGTCGCTTGTCTTGTTGAATCTATGGTAGAATGTCAATTCAAAGGTTAAATGAAAAAGACATTAATAGCATTGTCATGTTTTTTGATGACAACTACAGGTTATGCACATGATAATGAAACAAAAGGATCTTATGGTTTGTATGAATATCCTTCACCAGAAACAGGAATGTTTTTCTTCACCTGCACATCTGGAATAGCAACTATTCCAGGTATGGTGCAAAAAATAGGTCCAATAGAAAATGCGATAAGAATATGTTCATGTATATTAGATAAATTTCGTAGTACATATACACATGAACAAATGACACAATTAAACAATACAGAATGGTTGAAAGGGGAATCACAGAGATTTGGATATGAATGCTATGTGGAATTCTTTGATAAAGAATCTAAAAATGCTCCAATGATACCTTTAAAATTAAATGAAACAATTTAAAATTATATTATGGAAAAACTTACACCTTTTGATTTTATAAAAGATATTTCTCATGTAAAAGAAAATATCATGAGAGATGATGTTGATAATGAAATTGAAAAACAATATAATGCATTTATTGTAAACAGAGGTTTTTCATATTTTATGGATACGGTCATTTATGCCAATGAAATGAATATTAGATCCGGTGTTGACGCAAAACTTCAATTTGATTTTTTGATAAATACAATTAGGCAAAAGAAAAGATATTCCAAATGGCATAAGGCCGAACAGAATGATGATATTCAAGTGCTGAGAGAATATTATGGTTATAATATTCATAGAGCAAAAGAAGTTTTGCCATTACATTCTAATGAACAATTAAAATTTATTAGAGAAAAACTTGATAAAGGTGGATTGAAAGGAGAATAAATGACCTATGATATTGAGAATATGGTTGAGGTCACGTTGAAAGAAAAAGATGATTTTTTAAAAGTGAAAGAAACTCTTACTAGAATTGGTGTAGCTAGTAGAAAAGAAAAAACATTATATCAATCTTGTCATATTTTACATAAACAACAAAAATATTATATTGTGCATTTTAAAGAATTATTTGCATTAGATGGTAAACCTTATAATTTTGGAGATACTGATATTGCAAGAAGGAATACAATAGCAAATCTTTTATCAGAATGGGAGTTATTAACGTTGGTCAATCCATTAAAAACAGAAGAACCTATTTTACCTTTAAATCAGTTGAAAATAATTTCATTTAGTGAAAAATCGGAATGGACTTTAACTCCAAAATATAATATTGGGAAGAAAAAATGAATTATGAAGTACAAGAATTAGGTGTTTTTAAGTTGCATGATGATATAAAAACACCAGAATATGCAACAAAATCATCTGCGTGTTTTGATTTGTGTGCTTATTTACCAAATGGTATAGTTGTTGATTTTTTTGAACCTAACAATAAAAAAAATAAAGTTGAGATTGAAGATAGTAGATTGGTGATGTTACCTAATTATAGATATATGATTCCTACTGGTTTGATTTTTAATATACCACAGGGATATCATATTAAAGTTCATCCTAGATCAGGACAGGCAATAAAGCAAGGGTTAATAACGGTAAATAATACTGGTATAATCGATGAAGATTACGTTGAAGAATGTAAATGTTTGATGATTAATACTAGTGGTATAAATATAAGTATTAGTAATAAAGAGAGAATTGCTCAAGCGGAAGTTTGCAAAGTTGAGCCAATTTGGATAAATAGTATAGATACAAGACCAACACAAAAAACAAACCGTGATGGCGGTTTTGGGTCGACAGGACAGTAAAAAATTAGAGGTGTCGTAAGAACCTCGCATGTGGCAAAAAAGCCACGACCTTTGGCGAAAGCAAAGGTATTTTTATAATCTCGCTTAATAGGAGAAACTATGACTGGTTATTTAGTTCCAAGGACAATCGAAGATATTGAACGCCAACTATCACAATCAATAGGGTTTGATACATTTTTTAATCGTCTTTTTAATAATGATTTTGCATCAACTAATGGAGGGGGTTATCCTCCATATAATATAAGAAAGGTTGATGAATATAATTATGTGATAGAACTAGCCTTGGCCGGGTTTAGTAAAGATGATTTAGACGTGGAACTTGCAGAAGGCACATTGACCATTAAATCAGTGCCGAAAGGTAAAAATGATGAAGATGGATATATACATCATGGAATCGCCAAACGAGTCTTTACCAGGAAATTTCATTTAGCAAATGACATTGTTGTAAAAGGTGCAGATCTTTTAAATGGTTTATTAACAGTTGAATTGGAGAGAGTGATTCCTGATGAAAAAAGACCTCGTAAAATTGAAATTTATGATGGTGTGAAAAAAGTAGAATATAACATTTAACAATATGGGGGCGTTTGTGCCCCCTTTTTGTTTTTGAATTGGAATTATGAAGAATTTATTTGAACAAAGAAGAAATCAGTCAAGCGACATTAATGAGCATTTACCTACCTTAAAAGAATTATCATCAGAATGTGATACTATAACTGAAATGGGTGTTAGAAATGTGGTATCCACATGGGCTTTTTTAAATGGATATCCAAAAAAATTAACAAGTTATGATATTATTGATCCTCCTAAATCGAATTTACAAGAAGCTATGGATTTCGCACAGGCAAATAATATAGATTTTAATTTTTTTCAAAAAAATGTTTTATCTATAGAAATTGAAGAAACGGATCTTTTATTCATTGATACAAAACACACGTATGAACAGTTAAAGCAAGAACTAGAAAAACATTCTAATAAGGCAAAAAAATATATAATTTTACATGATACAGTCACTTATGGTATACGTGCGCCTCAATGGTTAGGGGGAGGTGAAGGATTATTAAAAGCAATATTTGAATTTTTAGATAAAACAGATGATTGGTTTATATATAAAGAATATAAAAATAATAATGGGTTAATGATTTTAAAGAGGAGATAAATGAAACTATCAGAAAATTTTTCTCTAAAGGAAATGACTTTTTCAGATACTGCAATAAGAAAACAAATTGATAATACACCTGAAATAGAACATATTATAGCTCTCACCAATTTATGCTGTAATATTTTACAACCTGTCAGGGAAAATTTTAAAAAACCTATCAAAATTAATTCTGGATATAGATCTGTTGAATTATGTGAGGCAATAGGATCATCGGCTAGATCACAACATGCTAAAGGAGAAGCGGCAGATTTTGAAATTTATGGTTTGTCAAATTTAGAATTGGCAACCTGGATATATGATAATTTAGATTACGATCAATTAATTTTAGAATTTCATGATCCAGATGAAGATCCAAATAGTGGTTGGGTTCATGTTTCTTACACCAGAAACGGTGCAAATCGTAAAGATTCTAGAATAATTAATGCAAAAACTAAAGGAAAATATATAGAATGGCAACCTGGTAAAAAAGTAAAATGATTAAAAAAATAATTAAAATTTATAGAAATTTTTTATTGTTTAACACTTCATTATGGTTTAAATACAAGAGATTTCTTGACAAACAGTTAAATTATTGTTATCATATATTAGAGAAACATAATACTACTGTTGTCAAGGATATTAAATGAGTTTTTATACAAACGTTCAAAATTGGGGCGGTAAGATTTATTACCGAGGAATCAATGAAAATGGTAAACATTTCAAAGAAACTTTAGAATATAACCCCACCCTTTACATACCTTCTCCAAAACCTACCAAATTTAAAACACTCGAAGGAGAATATGTTTCTTCTATAGAATGCGGGACAATTAAAGAAGCAAAAGAGTTTATAAAAAAATATGAAAATATAGAAAATTTTCGCATATATGGTAATACAAATTATCACTATACTTTTATATCTGACAATTTTCCTTCTACTGTTAAATACGATCTCATTAAAATAGGAATTGCTAATATTGATATTGAGGTTGGATCCGAAAACGGATTTCCTGATCCTCAAATTGCCAGTCAACCAGTCACTGCTATTACTGTACAAATAGGAGACAGATTATTTGTTTTTGGTGTAGGTTCTTATACTGTTAGTCAAGATAATGTTAGATATTTTTCTTGTGATGATGAATTACACTTACTTACAGAATTTATTGATTGGTGGAGTCATCAGAATATTGACATAATCACTGGTTGGAATGTCAAATTTTTCGATATACCTTATTTGGTAAATCGTATGAATAGATTATTCGATGAATCTTCATCGAAGATAGGACCATCTAAATTATCTCCTTGGAATTTTGTTAGTGAGAGAACTGTTAATCAGGCCGGATTTGGAGGCACAAGGGAACAACAATCTTTTGAGGTGATGGGTGTTGCTACACTTGATTATCTGGATCTTTATCGTAAATTTACCCATACACAGCAAGAAAATTATAGATTAGATCATATCGCTCATGTTGAATTAGGTGAAAGAAAACTTGATTATTCTGAATTTGGATCTTTACATAATTTATGGAAAGAAGATTATCAGAAGTTTATTGATTATAACATCAAAGACGTTGAATTAGTTTCACGCCTTGAAGAGAAGATGAAACTGATAGAAATGTCAATAGTTTTAGCATATGATGCTAAAGTTAACTATACTGATGTATTTACACAAGTAAGAATGTGGGATACATTAATATATAACGAATTGAGAAGCAAGAATATAGTAATTCCTCCTAAGCAAAATACCATAAAGAATGAACCTTATATGGGTGCCTTTGTCAAAGAACCTGTGCCTGGAATGTATGAATGGGTTGCTAGTTTTGATCTTGATAGTTTGTATCCTCATTTGATCATGCAATACAATATTTCTCCTGATACTATTATTAGAGATTACCCTCCTAAACCAGTTACAGTCGATAAATTGTTAAATCAAGAAATTGATACGGAATACGCAAAAAATCAAAGAATGGTTTTAGCCGCAAATGGTTTTCATTTTAAAAATGATAAAC